AAAGCTGTTCAAAACCACTATCTACCCAACCCTCAGTGCCTGGAACAAACGCCAAAACAAGCGGGATAGACAGGACAATTACGAACCACTCGTCTTTCCAACTCGATTGAGAGCCTTGCGCCATAATGCGTTCCCAATCGGCAACACTTGTTTCTTTACTAAGCATTATCTTAGCTTTGGCTTCGGCTTCAGTAAGTTTTAGTTTAGCATTCGCCGTCTGAGCCTGCGTTTTAGCGTCAAGCCAACTACCTGCTAAACCTGCTATCGGTCCTATTATAGATTGTAACATTACTTTTCCTCCATCTGTATACTGGTCTTCTTGCTCTCAGCCTTTGCGCTATAAGCATTGAACCCCATAAAAGCTGCGACCACTCCAGAGGCCGCTATGACATATACACTTGCTATATCTGTGATTAAACTTGCCGCTTTGTCAAATCCAAGGACAGAAGCAAGCAAGATGATAAACGGGTAGATTAACATTCCCATAAGAGCAAAGCCTGTGAAACGTCGCTCTGCATTGCGCTTGAGATCACGATCAATCATTTCTAAACGACGGTCTTCTAGAGCTATCTTATTCCACTCAACACGTTCAATAACACCGTTGTTATTCAGATCTACTTTATCAAACTCTGTCATTTTAAAGACCTCGCATACGCAATCGCTATTCTTTTTTCTCTGCTAATTATAACAACTTTTCCTAATTTGTCATATATTATGTATTTTCCGCCAAATTCTCTAAGTGTCACAACTCTATTTTAATGCACACTATTTTTGCTTTATCACTTGTCACAAGGACTTTAGCATCTTCTTTAGCTAGTTCACACACTTCTTGTTTGGTATAGCTCCCAATATGATAGTGCTCGAATCCTGCCGTTGCTAATTGAACCCAAAGTAAAACCCACATTCACCACCTCCCCTGCCATTTTCCTAAATAATAAAAAGCAATAAATAAAATACCGCCACTGATGGCAAAGAGAAAAGCACCAATAGCAAAGTTAATAGCCGCATCTACCTGTTCCTGCTTACGATAAAGCTCATCTTTTCTCTGCTTACGCATTCTTGCCTCTATCGCCAAGACTTCTTTCCAAGCACTCGGCCCATAGTTCCAAGAAATATGGTCTTTTATTTCGGCCCTCATCTGCTCCATCTTTTTCTTCTGAGCAAAGATCTCAAGAGCAGTCTCTTCGTCAGACCCCTTAAACGTTTTCTTCCAGAACGGAGGATTCTTTTCTCTCTCTTCAAGATTGGTAAAATCAGAGAAAGCTTTGCCCCACTGAGACAAAGTTCCTGACATATCTTGTAGATCTTTCCCCGCTCCTATAGCCGCCTTGAGTGCCTTAAAGCTACCTGTCGCTAGGGCAACACATGAAATTGGGTCCATTAACCACCTCGTTGCATCTTCTGACGCTGAACTTCTATACGTTCACGATTAGTGTCGTTTCTTTGATCTGCTATTTCTTCTTGAGCTTCTAATCGAGCAGAGTCTGCTGCGGCTTGCTGTTGTAATTTAGCAACTTCGACCTCAAGTTTACTTTGATCGTTTTGTACGTCCGCCTGTAGTTCTGCTTGTTTCAGTCCAAGCTCTTGCATACGGAGTTGTACTAACGGATCAGCCGCCGGATTTGGTGGTGGCGGCGTAATCATCTGAGCAACCTGTTGAACTATAACTTGTTCTATCTGAGCAATTGCACGACTCATAGTAGCCTCATCTTGCATCTGCATCTGTAATTGCTGCATCTGCATCTGACCCTCTTCTGGAGTAATACCTCCAGTTTGAACCAATAGATCTATCTGCTGCATCTGTTGTTGTATTTGCTGCATTGCCTGCTCTTGTGCCAACAAGGATACGTGCTCTTGTAGGTGACCATACAAAGCCCCTTGCGCCGGAGCCGTTGCTATAATCAAAGGAGTTTTTAAGAATGCCACATGTGACATGATATGTGCATTGTGCTCTTGTCCAGGGAACGCTTGTATAAGCTTGCCTTTAAGAACTAATGAGTTCTCTAAAGCTGGTCCCGTAGGTTGAGGTTGAGGTTGTGGCGGCAATATTTCGTCAATGTTTTGTATCTCCAGAGCTTGATACATACGACGATATGCTGCGTGTAAGTTGTGCATCTGTGGATTAGATTGAGCAAGCTGAAGTTGGCTTTGTGCCAAAGACACACGTTGTGCCATAGAGAAAATGTTTGGATCACTGACGGGCAGGATATCAACCCGTCCATCAAAGTCTGTGATTTTAATTTCCGCGTTCGCATTTGCTACTGGGTAAGGATATGCCTCTGGTAAGTTTTCTGCGATAACCCGTGCTAGAATACGAAACTCATTCTTTTGTGCGTAGTGCAGCCGCTTGTGAATCGCTGACATAACCTTCATGCCGCGTTCCAACATAGCCACCGTGGTGCCCACAGGCATCTCCTGATTCATGTTACTTACGGCATTGTCCGCAACTGACACAAACCTTCTTCCACCTTCTACGAGTGCTCCTAGTAATTGCCCTAGTGTAGCCGAAGGTTCCTTGTACGGTAACGGTATGATCGCTTCCCGTATGTTCCCCCCAGGTGCATCTATGTCCCGCCACTCACCCGGTTGTAAAGGCTCGTCATCATTACGAACCCTCACACCCCTAGCCTTGAATCCTGCTGGGAGGTTTGCAAGTGTACCTGCATCGATTAATTGTCGAAGGATACTCGTTGCTGCACGACCAAGGCCACCAATCATGTGGGTCAAACCAAAGCCATAGAAACCTAGACCTGGCATGAATTTGTAATGAACAAAGTATTGAATCTTTTGTTTGTACGGGTCACCTTCCATATAGTTTCTACGGATAGAAAAAATCTTAGAACTATCCCGATCCAGTGTTACAATGTAAGGTAATTTAATTCCTGTGGGCTCATTGTTTTCATCGACATCTTCAAAACCTTCAATGTCCATTTCAACATGCATCTCAAGTACAGTACGAACCTCATCGGTATAAGACTTAGATGTACCCTGTAGTTCATCCACCTTTTGACGAACTGGGTTCTCTTCATCATCTCCTGTCGATGAAAGTTCCACTTCCCTATACATCCCCATGACTTGCTGCTTGCGCAAATCATTATCCGACATCTTGAGAATATGCGTGATCCGAGGTGTCGTAGCCAAATCACTAGCTGAGTAGGGAACAACAACATCCTGTGCAGGAATAAACTTAGCAACAGGGCGGTTGCGAACCGCATCGTAATATACTTTCTTGAAGGTAGAACCAGACAACGGGAGGTAGAATAGTAATTGATCCATGTCTGGATCGAACTCTTCCATCTCTTCCATAATCAAATAGTTCATATAATCTTTGACACGTTTGGCTTGAGCTTCAGTTTCTTGGTTCTGTAAACCAGCAATCCTTGTTTTTACAGGGCCGCCAGAAGGAAGCAGCTCCTTGTAAGCCTGCGCTTGAAACTGTGTTACACTCTCACTAATCAAAGGATGTGTTACACCACTAGCACCTTGAAACGGTTGTGATCTCTCAATCGTCTTGACGCCCAACAAATCAAGACCCTTGGTGTAAGTCTCTTCCCACTCGTCTCTTGACTCCGTGTCCTCTTCAAACGAAGACAGTAGGTCACTAGCAATGTCACTCATGTCACTTTCTTCGAGAAACTCAGCAAGGTTGGCATCAAATGGAATCGGTTCCTCCGGCATCTCACCAATCAAAGCCTCTGCCAAAGCTTGAACGATTGCTCCACCCTCACCATCTGGTATGACTTCGGCTCCGTTCTCAAACATCTCTACCCGTTCTACAGGTATTTCAACCGACATCTCGTCAGCTACCATATCCTCGGGTCTGATTCCTGAATCTATCAGAGGTGGTAAGGCCATTAGAATGTTCCTTTGAATTTAGAACGTCTGAAAGAATCTCTAGTATGTTCCATGGCTAGATCTTCTAATCTTTCACTCAACTGACCTCCGTAAGAGCGAGGTGCACTATATATACCTGCACTTAAAGAATTTCGTATGGCACTTAATTTACTCATATCCTGATAATTTGAAGGAATGTCTGAGGCTGCTCTTAGATACCGTTCAAAAGCAAGTTCATCGGCTTTTTCAAAAGCTTCAGGCGAACCATACTGCTGCGCACCGCCTTTGGTTTGGTACGTTCTTAAAGGTTGTGTTCTAGCAAATCTTTTATTTGCTGCTGCTGTTTTGTCAGTTGTTCTTCTAGCCATCAGTAATACTCCTTAATACGGGGAATCTCCATCTGTTCCTCGTGTTCGTTTTGCAGAGATATGAAACCACCCTGCCTAAATCGCATCAACGCTAATGTCATACTATCACAAAAGTCATCATGATCGCCATTAGGAAATGAAACAACTTCTTCTATGACTTCATCCGCAAATTTTTTGTCTACTGGTGCCCATACTACACCAGCTTCGAACAATGGCGCAACCATGTGCATTCGAGTTACCTTATCCTTTCCTTTGCCGGGGGAAAACCCTAACGCCGGAATCCCGCGTAACCGCAGCTCGTCAATCAGTGGTGTACCAGTGGCTTTCGCCTCCACAAGTACCATGTCTGGCTCCCAATACTCGTGTTCCTCATACGCAACCTCCTTGAGTTCAGGGAAATTCCACCTTCCACGCCGTGCATCCATCAATATAATCTGTTCGGTGCCACCTTCCTCTGGAAAAAAGATGCCCCATGTTGTAATTGCACTGTAATCCGCCGTTTCTTTCTTGGAAAACGCCGTGTCATACGCCTGAATGATGTAATTTACAGGCGGAATCTTCTCTTTTTCCCACGGTTGCCACCATTCCCGCTTAACTATAGCCGATTCGGACGTAGTTGGCGTCTGTTGCCACTGTGCATTCCATTTTCCTACAGGTAACGACGCCTTAATCGACAATAATGCGTCTTTTTCCCAGAACTCAGGCCACAACGGGGCATCTGATGGCAGAATTGCAGGAAATTCCACCACTTCCCACTG